AGTGCAGGCGCTATCGTCTAACCCATCCAACCTTCGTGGTATGCAAGGTAATGTCACCATCGACGAGGCTGCGTTCCATGAGCGCCTAGCCGAAGTATTAAAAGCCGCACTCGCACTCACCATGTGGGGCGCTAAAGTGCGTTTAATCAGCACGCACAACGGCGACGAAAGCATCTTTAATGAGCTAATAAACGACAGCCGTGCAGGCAAAAAGCGCTACAGCGTGCATCGCATCACCTTAGACGATGCCTGCCGCGAAGGTTTATACCAGCGTATCTGTGAACGTACCGGCAAAACGTGGAGCATCGAAGCCGAAGAAGACTGGAAAGCGGGCCTACTTAAAGACACAGCAACAGAAGAAGACGCCCTAGAAGAATACTACTGCGTGCCCAAGTCCGGTGGCGGCGCGTACCTATCACGCATCCTAATCGAAGCGCGCATGCGGCCAGAATACAGCGTCGTGCAATATCGTGGCACGTCCGAATTCAACCAATGGCCAGAGCACATCCGTGAAGCAGAAATGCGCGAATGGTGCGAGCAAAACCTACTGCCGCTGTTAGTGGGCTTAGATCCAAAACTGCACCATTGTATGGGCGAAGACTTTGGCCGCTCATCCGACATGACCGTCATGGCCCCCATGCAAGTTGGCTTAGACCTCATCCGGCGCGTGCCGTTTTTGTGCGAGCTGCACAACGTACCGTTTAAACAACAAGAGCAAGTCTTTAACTACATCGCCGACCGGCTGCCACGTCTTTATGCCGGAGCCTTAGACGGTCGCGGTAACGGCCAATACATGGCCGAGCAAGCGGGCTACCGCTACGGCCAAGGCCGTATGGAATCCGTCATGCTCTCGCAGAGCTTTTATTTAGAGCACATGCCCAAGTTCAAAGCCGCGTTTGAAGACGACAAAATCCACATCCCGCAGCATTCCGACACCCTGTCAGATCTGCGCGCCTTACAAGTCATTAAAGGCATTCCAAAGCTACCCGACACAAAAACCGACAGCAAAAAACAACGCCACGGCGACTCGGCTATCGCGCTATTTCTTGCTTACTACGCCTCACTAATGGAAGTCGAAGAGTTCGCCTACCACAGCGCCGCCAAACACCAGAACCGCAACGACGACCACCATCACCGATCCATTCGCACAACAGGCGGCTTTCGTCGCGGCTGTTTGTAGGAGTAACACATGGCAGACAGCACAATTTTAGATCACAACGGCCAGCCGTTTAAAAAATCCGATTTAAGCAAAGAAGTTGCCCACGCATCGCTTACCGGCGTGCGCAGCGTCTGGAACTGGGGCAGCGAGGCAGAATACATAACGCCCGAACGTCTGGGCGCAATCCTGCGTGCCGCCAACGACGGCGACGCCACCGCCTATTTAACACTGGCTGAGGAGATGGAAGAGCGCGATCCGCACTACGGCTCAGTGCTCGGCACCCGTAAACGCGCCGTGTCTGGTTTGCCGGTTAGCGTAGAGTCCGCCACCGACGATGCCGCCGACGTAAAACTGGCCGACGCCGTGCGCGAACTGATACGCCGCCCAGAGTTTGGCGACATGCTCGACGACTGCCTAGACGCCCTAGGCAAAGCCTACTCAGTCATAGAAATGAACTGGGACACAAAGCGCACACCCTGGACACCTCGAGATCGCAACGAGCTAATCGACGGCGAATGGCACGAAGTCGAAGGCTATTCATGGCGAGATCCACGCTTCTTTATGTATGACCGTGTGCAAGGCCGACAGCTGCGGTTAATAGATGAAGAAGACACCTACAACGGCAAACCACTGCCACCGCATCGTTTTATTATTCACCGCCCGCGCTTAAAGTCAGGGTTGCCGATCCGTGGTGGTCTAGCGCGTTTGGCTGCCGTTGCCTACATGTGCAAGGCCTACACCGTCACCGACTGGATGGCATTTGCCGAAGTTTTTGGCATGCCGCTGCGTGTCGGCAAGTACGGCACCGGCGCAACGCCAGATGACATCAACACACTCATCAACGCCGTGGCCAACATAGGCACCGATGCCGCCGCCGTTATCCCCGAGTCCATGCGCATCGAGTTCGAAGCCGCAGGCAACAGCACAGGGGGTGCCGATCTCTTTAAAAACCTAGCCGAGTACTTAGACAAACAAATCTCAAAAGCCATACTCGGCCAAACTGCATCAGCAGACGGCACGCCCGGCGCGCTAGGCAACTCAGATTCCCAGGATGAAGTTCGCCAGGATATTTTAGAATCAGACGCCCGCCAACTCAGCAACACCATCAACAAATACCTGGTGCGCTCATTCATCGACCTGAACTTCGGCCCGCAAGAAAACTACCCACGCGTAATGATTGCGGCAGAAGATCAAGAAGACACCAGCGCCCTGGTCGACAACGTCATGAAGTTGATCCCGTTCGGTTTAAAAGTCGAAGCATCCGTCATGCGCGACAAACTCGGTCTGCCAGATCCTGAAGACGGTGCCGAAGTGTTAGTCGTTGCAGCTGCTCCAACGCCACCTACACCGCCAGAACAGCCGCAGCCAAACCAAACCGCACTCAATCAACAGCAGCCGTGTGGATGCCACGCCTGCACCCAAGCACTGCATACCTCGATAAATCGTGAGCAACTCAACGCCAGCGAACAAGCACTCGATGAACTCGAAGCCGCCAGCCTTAATCATTGGCAAGCCCAGATCGACCCAATCTTGCAACCCATCCGCGACTTACTGGATGCCGTAGACACCGCCGAAGAGTTCGCCGCAGGCCTGCAAGAACTGCTCGAAGACATGGACGACACCGAGCTAGTGCGCAACCTAGCAGCCGCTATGTTCCTGGCGAATGGAGTGGGCGACGGATCAGCAGATGCCTGAATACCGCTTTCCCTCGCAGCCGCCAAAAGACGCCCTAGAATGGTTTCGCGCCAAAGGCTTTAAACCCGGCTTTGATCATCGCGACGTATGGCGACAAGAGCACGCTCAAGCATTCACCGTCGCCAAAGCCATGCGCATGGACGTGCTCACCAGTATTCGTGAGTCACTAGACCAAGCCCTAGCCGAGGGCAAAACACTAGAGCAGTTTCGCAAAGAGCTAACCCCCACACTGCAGAAGCTCGGTTGGTGGGGCCGCTCTGACGAAGTAGACCCACTGACTGGCGAAGTGATCAATGCTCAACTGGGCAGCCCGCGACGTTTAAAAACTATTTACCGCACCAATATGCGCACCGCACGAGCAGCCGGACAATGGCAGCGCATAGAGCGACGCAGCAAAACGCACCCATATTTAGTGTATGAGCTGGGGCCATCAGAACAACACCGCGTCCAGCATGTTGCCTGGGCAGGTATTATTCTTCGCGCCGACGATCCTTGGTGGCAAACGCATTACCCACCTAACGGCTGGGGCTGTAAATGCCGCGTGCGCCAAATCAACCAGCGCGAATACGACAAACTCGTCGCCACCGGCAAATACAAAACGACAGCGCCGCGCATTACCAAAAAAGAATGGATCAACGACCGCACAGGCGAAGCACTGCAAGTGCCAAATGGCATCGACCCCGGCTGGGACTACAACCCCGGCATGGCACGCGGCAAAGCTGCACAGCAACACGTCGCGCAAACAAAAAAAACAATGACCAAGGCACTGGCAAAGCCGGTACCGACGCAAGGCGCGCAAGTATTCCCGGCAGACCTAACCTTCAGCACCTGTAAAAACGTCACACAAGAAGGCGTACAGCAAGTACTCTCGCAGATCCCCGGTGCAGCGCCTCAAGTTGAAAAACTCGCCCGATTTATGGAAGCCCATCCCACTAAAACCCTCTTTCTAAAACAGAGCGACCAAGGCAAAGGGAAAAAGGCATGGGAGTTAGAAAAACCAATCGGTGAATTCTTAGGATACGAAGGAAGAGAGGCCCGCTCAGCGTATTATAATCCACGTGCCGGGCGCTCAAATGGCTGGACACGTTTAAACGCAGAGTATGTAGTGGTAAAAGCCAAAGCGTCAGATAAGCTCACCAAGATAGACCCTGACCTAATGGCCGCCGCAGTCGATGCCGCTAGGCATGCACAAGAGCTGGGCAACCGTAACCGCTTTTGGTCAATGCGGGCAACCTATGATGCCCTCAACGGCGAAAGCCATCCGGGCCTAGTGAATACATGGATACATGAAGTCGGGCACCAAGTGCATGCCTGGGCAGGACTACCCAGAGCGCCAATGCTCAAAAGCCTGACACTATACTCAGACACAAATAGTCTCGAATGGCACGCAGAGCACTTCACAGCGTGGCTAATGAATAGAAAAGCTCTAGCTAACTGGGATGCCGATGTGGCAGTCTATTTTGATAACCTTATAGAAAATGCGATCGCCTCAGATCGGAAGGTGACACGATGAAAGAACCCAGCGAAGCATTCAAACAAGCACAGCAGCTGCTTAGCCTTAACCCCTTGCCAGATGATGCCGA